AATTTATTACAGCAATATACTATGGCACCAGGAAATTTACAAATTAATACTGCTAATGGTACATTTGATAGTATTCAAGGAGCGTTACCTACATTAACCGTAGGAAATACAATTATAATCTATGCATATAATGGTAATTATATGATTGGTACAGTTACTTCTATAACAAATCCAACTATAATACCAATTTACAATATTAATGTCACATATGTATCTGGTAATGGAACTTATAGTAATTGGGTGGTAAGTATTGCAGGTAATTTAATTCAACCAATTGAAATTGTAAATAATGGATTAGTAGTTATATATAACTCTGGTGCGACTCAATCTATTGGAAATCTTCCTACATTAGCGGTAGGTAATACTGTAAAAATAGATTCTGTATTAAATAGTGCATATGATTACATGTATGGAACAGTTGATTCTATTAGTGATATTATTACTACTCAGTATAATATTATCATATCATCTGGTGTGATAGCTGGTACATATTATAATTGGAATGTAAGTTTGTATCCTGGACCAACTGGTTCTACTGGTTCTACTGGTTCCACTGGCTCAACTGGCTCAACAGGTTCTAGTTATATTGGTGTATATACTACATTTGATGTAACTAGTAAAACTACACCATCATATTTCTTACAGTCTTATGGATTATATACATATAATAATATGCCAACATTTGGTTCACAATATAATAATTACGATGGGTATTTAATATTACAATCGGATCCTTTATCAAATGGTGTTTCTCAAAATGCAAATACATTAAATTTATTTATTTCTGATATTTTGGGACAACTCGCTAACAAAAATATAAATGTATTAAATGTTCCCACCCAATTTCAATATACATTTTTAGGTCAAAATTTCGTCGCAGCAACACACACGTTTGAATATTATAATAATACAATATTAAATAATAAAGAAATTAATGTTCAAGCATCATTGTGTTTAGATACTGTTAGAGACAATCAATTAATTACGAATACAACAACTATTCAAAATAACTTTTTACAATCTTATAATAATGAAGTTAGAAATTATACAGGACAAAATGCAGTGAATAATGAAATTGCAGTTGTAAGTACTTTGATTAAAAATCCTGCAAGATATGCATGGATTGAAGATATGGGACGTTATATTACACAATATGTTGAATTATATATTAATACTACTTCTATCGAAAAATTAACGGCTGATTTTATAAATGTAATGGCACAATCATTTACACCTGTTGGTCAAATAAAAGGAACATATATAATGACTGGTAATGTACCTCAATTAACTGCTTTTAATAATAATGTAAAACCACCATATACATTAAATAATGTATTACCATTTTATTTTAATAGATATAAAAATGCTGGATTAAGTATTCCATTAATTGCATTATTACATTCTGATGTAAAATTAGTCATTCAAATGGAGAAATTAGAAAATTTAGTTATTATGGACCCATTAACTGCTATTGCTGTCAGTGGTAAACCCAAATTGAGTTTAGCATTAAAATATATTTATTTAGATAAAAAGGAAAGAGATATTTTTGCTAAAAGTAAACATGAATATTTAATCGAACAAGAAAATTATCGTTCATATTACAATAATACTTCACATTTCTCAACTAAGATTAATTTAGCAAATCCAGTTAAAGATATATATTGGTATGCACAACCATTAATTAATATTCAAAATAAACAATATTTTAACTATACAGAATCTAAATTTTACAAAGTATTATCTAACTATGATAGATATGATGAAGTAAATCCAGTTACTACATTATCTAGAACATATTGGAAAACACTATACGCTGCAAATCCAAGTTTAGCTTATATACCTGCTGTTGCTAATGGTTTAGTAACTACTTATCCATACCCAAGTAAATCACCTATTAATAATACTGAATTAAGATTAAATGGACAACAAAGATTTAACTTAACGAGAGACCAAACAACTGGTATGAATTATTATTTATATCCAAATATTCCTGTATCTGGTATTCATGTCTATAGTTTCTGTAGACATCCAGATGAATACCAACCTTCTGGTTCTTGTAATTTTTCTATTTTAGGAGATGCATATTTTACTGTAGAAACAGATCCTATACCATATAACCTTAACATAATTGCTAGAAGTTATAATTTATTAAGAATTATGGGAGGACAGGCAGGTTTGGCATTTGAAATTTAATTTATTTTTAAAGATAAAGAAAAATAAATTAATTAATATTATGGTAAACGGTCAAGTTCAATTAGTGGCCTATGGCGAACAAGATATATATTTAACTAGCAAACCAGAAATTACTTTTTTTCATGCTACTTATCAAAGGTATTCTAATTTTTCTTATGAATCTATCCCGCAGTATTTTAATTTAACTCCAAATTTTGGTAATAAAGTTTCTGTTGTTTTATCAAAAAACGGTGATATGATGGGGAAGATATATTTATATGTAGAGCTGCCAGCAATACCGGCGACGTTTAATGGTGTTAGTGTATTGAGTGCTTGGAATAAAAAAATTGGTTTTGCTTTAATAAATTATATTGAATTTGAAATAGGGGGTAGAGTTATTGATAGACAATATGGTGATTGGATGAATATTTGGTTTGAATTAACTAGAATTAATTATATTGAACATATTATTGGTAATAGACCAGAAATATTTACATTAACTGCTGGTAAACCTGCATATATATTATGGATTCCATTATTATTTGGATTTTGTAGACAAATGTTACCATTACCATTAATATCTATGTATCATTCTGATGTTAAAATTAATGTACAATTTAATCCATTAAATGAATGTTTAATTTACGGTCCAACAAATAGTATTACTGTATCAAGTAATGTAGTCAACTATCAATTTGGTGAAATTATTCAACAAACACAAGGTAATAATATTGTATATAATAAATTTATTTCATTTAATGCTGTAACACAAACACTAAATTATATTAGAATTAATAATAGTGCAAGTTTTTTAACTACATCTGGAACAAATGGTCCGATTATTGGTGTAGATACAAATTACTCTACAAATGTTGTTGGTACTGAAACTGCATATATTAGTAAATCAACTACATTAAGTTTCTTGAATAATCTTACATTAAATTCTAGTTATTTATATGTTGATTATTTCTTCCTTGGTGATCAAGAAAAATTAAAATTTTCTAGAGCTTCATTAGAAATATTGTTTGAATATTGCCAATATGATACTGAAAGAGTATTGTATAATTCTGCTAATCAAATTAAATTAGGATTTATTCATCCAACCAAAGAATTATTTTTTAGAGTACAACCACAATATCTTGTAACTGGTGGCTTACGTGATGTATTTAATTACACTGATGGTGTATTAACCACTAGTAAAACATTAATTCAACAAGCAGCATTATTATTAAATGGTAAAGATAGAGTTAGTATGAGACCATCTAATTATTTTGAATTATTAGAAGTATTTCGTGGTCATTCTAATTCTCCTCAACCAGGTATATTAGTGTTTTCATTTGCTTTTGCTCCTGAAGATTATCAACCATCTGGTGCTTGTAATTTTAGCAGAATTGATGATATAGTTCTACAATTAATATTAAGTAGAAGTGTATCTTACACAAATCCTGCATTAGTTAGAGTATATTCTAATTCATATAACGTGCTTAAGATTGAAAATGGTAGAGCACGAGTTGTTTTCGATAATTAATTATTCATCCATTTGTTTTAAAATCTTTTTAAATGTATCAGTTGTAAAATATTCACGTTCTTGGAACGGTGTAAATTTTTTCATTGGTTGAGAGTTAGCACCACCAGATTGTGTTTTTGTGTTTAAAAGATTATCCAATTCCATTTTAATATTTGGATTTTCTTTAACTTCTGCAATATTTTCTGTTAATATTAAGTATTTTTCAATATCTTTTACTAAGTTAATAATATTATTATTTATTACACCATATTTATCAATTAAAATATTATTGTCTTTTAATGTTTCTTTAATATGTTCAACAGTAACTGGTTTTTGAATATTTTGTGGAAATTGGTCATTTATCTTCTTATAATTATTAAATATTGTATATAAATCTACTAATTTCTTTTCAATATCTTGTAATGTTTCAAGGTCTTTTTTCATTTTATCAAATTCTGGTTTATCTAAATCTTGGTCATGTGCTTTTAAATAATCTGTCATCATTCTTAAAAATTTAGTATATTGTCTTGATGTAAAACATGATTCTATTAATTGTGATTGGTCTGGTTTTGATTTTAATAAAACATATTCAGTTTGACCACCGCTTTGAATATTTAATAATACTTTGAATAAATCTATTAATTTAATTGCTTCTTCTCTTGTAGGATATTTAATATATTGTATTGGTTCATATCCTTGTTGAGGTGGTGGTAATGGTTCATTTGCATTTACAATAATATATTTGGAAACATCAATCTTTTTATTTTGTAATTTACTATATCTATTTTCAAAATATGATTGTAATTTATCTGTAAAATTTAATGGTTTTGCATTACCAATTTTAGTAATGACTCTTATTTCTGGGAATACATTATTATCTCTATCTCTATTTTTAAAGTTTAATACACTAGCATATTCATTTGTAAATTTTATTACATCATCTAAGTTATCAAATTGTTGAATTTTTTCTAATTTAAATATTGCAATTCCAAAATCATTATCTACTATTACTTTCTTTGCAATATTTAAAGTTAATAATGTATCTACCCATTGATTTGCTCTTTGAATTATTTGTTTTGTTCTTTGTTTTTTAATATCCGAAGTAATTGCTGGATCTTTAATTCCAGTTTCATAATCATCAATTTCTTTTTTTATTTTATCTACTTCTGGTGATGATGCACCACCTTTTTGTTTCTTTTGTTTTCTAAGATATTCAGATAATCGTCTAATCTTGTCATTAATTTCTTCTTCAACAATTTTATCTTTTTGTTTACTTTTTCCACCCATTTGTGATGGTTTAGATACGTTAATCATATATTTATTTAATAGTTCAAATGTAATATTATTTTGATTTCTCATTTTTAAATTATACATTAATTTTTTAATATTATTAACTTTAATATTGAATTCATCTATTTGTTCACTTGATATATTTTTATCTCTTTTGACAATATCATAAAAATTATATCTGAATTCTTGAGGTATACTATTTATTGCATCTGAACTAATAACATCAAAAATAGATTCATATTTTTTCTCAATAAAGTCATAATATTTTAAAGCAGCTTCAATTAAAATAAGTTCATCCATATTTAATACTTTGGGTATTGATTCATTATTAATTGTTTCTATATCATTATTATAATAATATGTCATTATTTCTGATTGTTGATCAGATACATTTAATAATTTTGTTATTTTATCAATAGATATATTTATACCAATTAGACTTGAACCGCCGAATAATACATGAGGCGATTCATGAATATTATGATATGAACCGCCGGTCATTGATATTGCAAAACTTTTTAAACTACTTGATGGTTTTAATGGAACTCTATTAATTCTTGTAGTAAGAGGTGCAGTTAATAATTTTGGTC